CAATACACTGGTCTCTCGCCGTCTGGTTTAAATGGAATTTCTGCCACTCCACCACACTCACTACAGACTGCCTCGAATACTTCTCTACCAAATTTATCTTCATAATAATTACTCCTTTATAGTTATTGCGTTAACAGGACAGTTATCTGCCGCTTTAACTGCGTTTTCACTCGATTCATTATTGTAAACATTTACTTTGTTTCCACTCATTTCAAAATGATCAGAACACAATGCTACACAGGCTCCACACCCGATACACTTGTCCCTGTCTAAAAATATTTTTCCCATAATCTTCACATCCCATTTGGTTTTACTGTTACAACTCCAAGGTTACCAAACTCAGAAGTTAAGTGACCGAGACTTTCCATTGTGTCAAATATCCTTCTGGGACCATCACAGGGCACTGCTTCAGAAATGTCATGGAATAAAATTGTTCCATCCTTTATTTTTGAACCCCACAGCGCCCAGTCCAGTTTAACTTGGTCGTAATCATGGTCCCCGTCAATAAATAATACATCAAATTCTTCTTTGAATGATTCGGCTAGTTCCTCTGAACACCCAGTAATTGGTTTTATTAAATCTTTAAAGCGTTTAGTGTTATGCAAGAATGTTTTATATATTGAAGTATCAAAATTATACATTGACGCTACCGGGTCATCAAAATTATTTGATGATTGCCCATTTGCAAAGGTCCAAGGATCAATACAATAAACAGGAACCTTGTTCCCATCCATTGAACCTTGTGCTAAATAGATTGCACTTTTTCCAAAAGCAGACCCTATTTCAACTATTCCTTTCTTTGCACGTTTTGCATAGTTGTACAATATTGCACCATCTTCATGGGTTACAAAACTACTTACTGTCAAACCATCAATTAATGCGCTTTTTAACATCTTTATCACTTTTTATTTTGAACTCTACCCTATCGTCAAACTCTTCTGTTTTACCTTTATTCCAGTTTTTTATTGGACGGTAATATCCAACAACACGTGAATAAACTTCTGTTTCAGCATTACATTTACTCATATTAAATCACACTCCTGGGCATAATCTTTTATAAATTTTCTGTGTCGCCCTATTACACAATCTTTTGTTTCATTTACTATATTTGCTATTTTTGAATAATCATGTCCTTTTTCTTTTAAATTATTTATTTCAAGCATAGATTCTAAATATTTATTTTTCCAAGTACCTTTTGTTTTTTTAATTTGTTCTTTTGATACTTTATGCCCTATTTTTGATTTACTTATCTTTGGACAGATTTTTCCTTTATTCCAAGGAGTATGTCCAGCGTGATGTAATCTATTGTGTTCTTTTGAGGTCATCATTTTTAGATTTTCTAGTCTATCATCTTTTTTATTTTCGTTTATATGGTGTATTAAATACCCATTTGGGATTGGACCATTGTGTTGCTCCCAAACATATCTTGAATGTTGCATGTTGATTCCATTTTTTTCTTTTCTTTTATATCTTGTACTGCCGGTGGTTTCTATGAATTTTCCTTTTGAATCTTTCATTTAATCACCTTTTAATATTTTCTTGACTTTCTCAGGATTGTCTTTTATCCAATCAAGAGCGCAACCATATGATAAATCTCCATATTCATCAGATTCACATATACCTTTCTTTTCTAAATGCAAGAGAATTTTTACTAGTTCTTCAACGCTATAACGAGGTTCAGTTTCCATATTAGTTTTTTTGAACAATACTTCAAAGTCTGATCCTTGATATTCAGTACAATCAAGGTGACCAGTATTTCCTAACTCTTGTAAAATTTTACTCAATTCTTTTCTCTTCATTTAACAACATCTCCAAATTTCATATTCTTTGTTTCCTTTCTTGCTCATTTCAATTCGACCACGCTTTTTATTAATTCTTGGTTTACGTTCAATGAACACGTGTGCTCGTTCTTTTTTATAACGCTTGTGCTGTTCTTCTGTTTGATCTTTACCGTGCTTTATACACCACGCTTTTTCATTCATTGACATACTTATTTAATCTCCATTTCTTTTTCGGCTACAAGCCTATATAATTGAACTGATACAACATTAAAATCAGAATCATAATATATTCTTGTTAATCCATCTCCGCATTCAATCATGCATTCGCATGATTCTCCAACCCAAATTCCTCTGTCTTCAATAAATTCTTCATGTGCTGCCGACAGCATATCTCTATATATTGGATTACCACACAAAGAATTAATTTTGTGGTCAAACTTTTCAAGTAGCACAAAAGAATTCGGATCATATCCATCTTTGTCTCGTTGTATCTTAAGAGAATTAATGAATTTAGTTACAACATTTTTAACCTTTGCTGGTACCTTTCTTTTTTTTTCCATAATATCACCTTTCTAAGTCTCTTGCTAAAGCAGCCATTATACCCATTACATTTATTATTCCTCGATCATCTTTACTAGCATAATTTTCTAGTACTCTATGGATTTCTCTTAGAGTGTGGCGTTTTGGGCCAACTAGCATCCAGTCCAATACTTGCATTTCCTGTGCAATTAGTTCTACACTATCAGGACTATCTTTCTTTTCTTTTACAAATTTAATGGCTTCATTACAAACTCTTAATTTTTCTCTAATTTTTTCTTCACTCTGCATCAATTCACCTCATTATATATAATATATAGACATATAGCTTTATTAGACTATTGGTTTCTTTTTATGAAATTCCTTTTTTATAACTTGTTTTTCAGGTATTTCAGTGGACTCTTTTTTATCTATATATATAGTAGGTAGTTCTTTAGTTATAGGTTTATCTACTACTAGGGTACTTTCCTTTGGAAAGTACCTATCTAACCATGTCTTATACATACTAGTTTTAGAGTATGCCTCTGTTCTAACTTTAGCAGTAACAGAAACTCTTTTCTTATTAGCTAACCCTAAAGCTTCTCTTACTAATCCTTTAAAATCAGTATCTGATATTCTTCCTAACTCGTTTATACTACAGTATAATTTTAGCTTTTCAACTAATTCCATAGCATATCACCTCTATAAGTATAGATGTAAAGAAAGGTTTATAAACCTTTCCCTCAGCTTATACTATATGGCAGACCCTTTTAAAGAAAGTGAGGTGGAAAACCTTGCATTTAAACTCATATTTAAAGATAAGAAACCAGTTTCCGAAGCTCATAGAGAAATGAAGAGTCAAGGATACGAGATATCCGAGGGGGCTCTTAGGAGATTTAAGAAAGAGATGTTTGGGAATCTGGTAAAATCAGATAACCGAGAAAGATTTGCTGATTCTATGCTTAATTCAATAGATCGGATAACGGGCGAGTTTGATGAACTATTTTCCAGGACTAAAAATCTTGTAGATAAACTGGAAAAAGAAGGACGCGACTATGAGGCAATGATTGGTATTAGAGAATTGCGAGAGCAAATCACTTTGGCACTAAAGCGTCTTGGTGAATTCAAGATTGCTATTAACCAGATTAAAGCCGAAAAGGTAAATATAATTAATACCCAAGAATTTGTGATGGCTATGAAACAAACTCAGGAAGGTTGGTTTGATACAATGGATGCTGAGATGAATGGAGAAAACTTAGTTTTCAAAAAACCAAGGGCTGAGATGGTTGAAGCCTATCGTGTTTGGGAAGCAAGAAGTAAATTAAAACGTAAAGATTAGGCAAACGTATATAAAAAACTTAATCCTTAATACTATTAGGGATAGGCGGGAAAAGTATTCCTTTTCGATGACTAATAGTGCAGGTTGGGTTCCAAAGGAATACAGATGATATGAATGGTACCGGAAGAAGTTTCATTTGAGTTTTACCAGAAATGCATTTCGGATTTTCCATTCTTTGTAGAGAAGGTGTTGGGCTATAACCTTGCTGATTTTCATTTGGAACAAATAGATTTAATGCTAAGACACCGCTACACATGTGTTATAACTCCTGTATCTCACGGCAAGACAACTTTGTTTTCAGTTTCACTCCCTCTTTGGTTATTGTGGAAAGAAAAAGATTTTAATATTTGTTTAGTATCCTCAACAGAAGAGCAGGCTCAAAGAGCTCTTGGGATAATCCAGAAAACAATTGAAACCAACCCATTTCTAAAACATCTAGTGCCTTCGGCAAAGACTGTTAAGTGGGGTAGTAGTTATATTCATACAACTAATGGAAGTAAGTGTTACACAAAACCTTTTAGTGATTCTGCTCGTGGAATTCAGCCAGACTTGATTGTATATGACGATTTGCTTAGAAGTCGTGATGTCAATATGGATTTGATAAAAGAAATCTTTTGGTCTGTTTTTATTCCAAGAGGACAAGCACGAGGTTGTAAACACGTTGTTGTTGGAACTCCTCAGAGCGATGATGATTTATTGACAGACATTGAAAAAGATCATACTGAGATGTGGGCAACAGTTAGAAAAGCTGCAGTTATAACTAATGAGCGTGGGGATTGGATTAAGCCACTTTGGCCAGCAGTATTTTCTTTAAAGCAACTTGATGATTTAAAAAAGGCAGTTGGGCTTTATAGATTCAATCGTGAGTTTATGTGTCAACCATCTGGGCTTGAAGGTGGTTTGTTTCCTCCAGATATGATTGCTGGATCCTGTGATGATGATTTGGGATTTTCATATAAAATAGAAGGAGATAGTTTTGTTGGTGGAGACTTCGCAATGTCTAAAAGTTCAACTGGTGATTTTACTGTAATTACTGCTGTTGATAGTTTGAGTGGAAATCATATGATTAATGGTAGAGAAATTGTTGATCCAATTATTATAAAGCATATGACTCGCAATAAAGGCGGGAATAGAATTTGGCATAATACAAAACTAAACTGGTATAATAAAACATTCCTGCCGCAAAAGATGGTATTGGATGGAACTACCTTTGGAGCCGTTTTTGTTAATGATTTACAGGCTGATGGGATATTTGCAATATCCCAGGGATTTAGACCAGACCAAAGAAACAAGTTGTTATTAAATCTTAGAAGATTAATGGAAGATGGTAGAATAGTAATCCCAACTAAAGAAGATGAACAATTTACATTTGGGGTTACAAAACATTTGCTGTCAGAATTAAAGGGATTTGAAGAGAAAAAAACCCCTGGTGGACTTAAAACATTTAAGACAAATAAGAAACATGACGATTCAGTAATGTCGCTTGCTATGGCGGTAAGTCAGATAGTTGAGATGCGTCCAATGCTTGATAGTTTCATATTAAGCAAGTAGGTTTAAATAGGTGAATGGGTGAATATTATATGAGCAACATGAATAGTTTGATAAGTAAATTTAAATTAGCTTATACTGAATGGAAAAAAAAGGAAGCAAATAAGTTTACATTGTTGGCGTTTAAGCTAACTACTGTAGTTTTAACATATGGAGTTATGATTAATATAATTGCAACTGGACTATTAGGTAATCCCTTTTGGATTGGATCAATCCTAGGATATGGTTTATCTTTTTATTTTATCACTGATGAATTTCCAGACTGGATCAGGAAAATAAGGAGGGCGAGATGATGTCCCTAATATCACAAATGTTAAGTACTAATAAAAATATTGATGTAGCTATGCCATTAAGTTCTAAGACGACTTCTGATTTGGAACGTGTCAGTTTATACGATCTAGAAACAAGATATAAAGACGACCCAATTATTTATAATTCTGTTAATGTTCGCACACAAACTATAATGGCTCCAGGATATCATCTATTGGGAGACAAAAATGATATCAGAGTAATTGAAGAATTTTTTAGGAACGTAGGATCTGTTGGTGGGGGTTTGCCTTGGAATGAAATACTTACCAGGATTTTCCAACATCAGTTTATTTATGGTCGTTCTTGGACTGAACTTATCCCAAATGTTGAAAAAACAGAATTAGTTGATATTGATATTATTGATCCAAAGAAAATGGATTATTTACGTGATTCCTATGGTAATATAGTTTTAGATGAATACAGTAATCCTATTGGATATGTTGAAAAAGTTGGTGGGGGCGGAGAAATTGATTCAAAGATATTACCGCCAGCGCCATATAGGTTAGAATCAGGACAAATATTTTTACCACCGGATAGAGCAGTACAATTTATTTATAATACAATGGGCGATGGTTTTGAGGGTATTGGACTTGTTGAACCAGTATACAAAGCATCTGTTAGAAGAGACGATGCTGAATCAGCATGGGCTAATTCACCAATATTCCCAATGCTTGTATCCAAGATAGGTAATGAATCACATGAACCAACAAAGCAACATCTAATGTCTGCATTGGATGAACTATCTGCAAGTAAAAAGAGATCAGTATTCACTTATCCATACTGGGTCGAGCTTGAAATGCTCCAAGCAAAGCAACCAGAGAAAGTAATTGACCAGTTCAAACACTATGAAGATGCAGAGATAGCTGGATTGGGTTTAGCTAAAGCATTTGCTAAATGGGAAGGCGGAGAAACAAACAGAGACACTTTGGCAAGACAAGAATTTATGCTAAAGATAAGTCTAAAAAATACTGCCTTTAAAACCTGCGAGAGGATAATGAGGCAGATATTTGGAAAGATGCTTGAGTTCGGGCAAATAAAATCTATCCCTGTAATGGTTTGGAATGAGATAGCATTACAAGAATTAGACAGTAAAGCAGATAGGATTGTTAAATATCTAAGTTCTGGTGCATTAACCCCAGATTTTGATTTAGAGAAATATATTAGAACTGTCGAAAGATTGCCAGATAAGATGGAATCAGAAGAACCTGAAAAAGAGGTTGAAGTTATTCCAAAAGAAAAAATTAAAGAAGATATAGATAAAGAAAAAAAAGATAAAGAAATTGAAGATAAGGAGGAAGCTGATGACTAGTGAGAAAAGAACTTTAGCTGCTAAAAATATAGTTTCAATTTCTGAATCTTTACAAGAAAGAAAGAATGGTATTTGTTTAGAACCAAACCATGCTAAAATGATTTGGCAGGGAAACAAGGATGTCATTATAAAAGATAAGAGTTATAGGTTTGCAACAAACAAACCATTTTATCTTATTGGTGGGAATGAATGCTATGGTGTGCTTGTATTAACGAAAGCAACCCAAATTAATTTAACTGATTTTGAAACTTTTAAAAATAGGCATCGTATAACTGATGATGAAAGAAAAGGATGGTGGCCAAATAAGCAAGTGTTGTATCGTTATGATTTTGTTTTAGTTGAAAAATTTGAGTCGCCAAGATTAGTGAAAGTTAAAGATGGTGAACAAACATTTTTACATGATATAACTTTTATCGGAGAGTCAAATGATATTGAGAAAATAGAAAGTGCTAAAAAATATAACCCAACTGATTTAAGAACTGACCAGCTTAAAAATAATTTTAGGATTGTATTAGCTTGGCATTCAAGTAAAACAAAAGGAATTGAAATCCCATATTCCTATAAAGGAATAGAGAAAATATTAAAATTAACTTATGATGAATTGTTATCAAGAGGAATTGTTTTTCAACAAGAGAAAATGGATCCATCAATAAAAGAAATATTTGAAAAGATATCTTCTGATTCTAAAAATACTGCTAAAGATGAGATGAGTGAGTTTGTTGGGAAATATAAACCAATGGACCCAGCTTCAGAATATAACAATATTAATAAATTAATTCCAAAGTTATATCAAGAATTAGATGAAATTAAATATGAAGTGGAAAAAAATCACTGTGGGAAAAGAATTCTAGCAGCGAAAAAGAACGGGGTAGTTAAACTATATTCATTTTATTCTTTGAAAGATGTAACTAAAGATTTTACTAATTTTATATCGTCTGTTTCAAAGTTAAGTAAATCAGA